GACCCTTTAGCAGCAAGTGCAACGCAAGTACGGGCGCAACGTGACGAACTCTTAGCAGCATCTGACCACATGGCCTTGGCTGACAGGATCACCGACGCTTGGCGCACATACCGACAGGCGTTACGTGATGTACCCGCACAGGCAGGGTTTCCCGCGAGTGTTACGTGGCCTGTTACGCCGGGCTAATGGACAAGCGCACAGTATCCAGCGCTCATGAGCGCATCGATGGAATAGACAATCGCCTGGTGGCCCTTGAGGTGCTGCTGGAAGCTCGTTGGCAGGAGCAACTGCACAGGACGCGGAGGCTTGAGCATACAATCTGGGGCACAGGCGCGGCAACAATTGCCCTGCTCATCAGTCTAGTAATGGAGTAACCAAATGGTAACTATCGCTGACCTTAATCCACATCTGCGTACCATTAGCAAACGTGACGATGATGTTGAACAGCCGCCAAAACCTGGGAAAAGAAAACGCGGACGCCCGCGCAAAACAGACAAGAAGTAGATGAAATGGCCGTCGCGGAGATCCTGACTTGCATAGCTCTGGTAAAAAAATCGGCGGAGATAATCTCGAAGGGGATTGGTGCCGCTAAAGATATCGGCGGGCTTGCCGGTGAGATAGACAATCTTTTCGAGGGCCAAAAACAACTTGTCCAGCAAGAGAAACAAACTAAAGCGACAGGCGGCAGCGCGACCCAAATTGTTATAGACCAGCGCTTGGCCAAAGAAGCCATTGCTGACTGTAAGGAATTGATTATAAACCGGTTCGGGTTCGATGCCTGGCAGGACATCTGCTCCCTGAGGCGGGAAATGGAACTGGCAGAGAAGCACAAAGCGGCGGCTGCAGTCAGGGCCAAGGCGGAGACTGCCGAGACCATGCAGGATGCCGCAGTGGTGGGCGGATCTGTATTTATAGGAATATTAATCATCGCGGTCGCCGCTGCCGTGTTGTTGGCAATGAGGTAAAGTCATGTCGCTCACTATGGAACGCTTTCTACAATGGAAAATTCTGCCCCGTTTTTGTATGCTTACTTTCTGTATAGTTTACATCCGCGTGATTGAGTTCGCCATTACAGCACCGATATTATCAACGCAGCACGCAGCCGTGATTGCAACCGTAACGGGTGCGCTTACTGGAGCGTTCGCCACCTGGCTGAACCACGAGAAATGAGTATTATCAATGAACTCATTGCCCCGCTGACCGGCATCCTGGACAAGATCGTTCCTGACGCTACCGAGCGGGCACGGCTGGCCCATGAGATAGCCACCATGTCAGACCAACACGCGCAGCAAGCACTGTTGGCCCAGCTAGAGATTAACAAAGCTGAAGCAGCCAGCGGATCTGTATTCAAGGGAGGTTGGCGTCCGGCAGTAGGCTGGGTCTGCGCCATGTCCTTTGCCTACAACTTCTTGGCCTATCCAATCGCCGGGGCTTTGTACGGCATCTATGGCTCTTACGAGTGGACCGAGGTTGCCCCGGTCCTAGACATGGGGCCGATGATGACAGTGCTGGCGGGAATGCTTGGGATTGGTTCGCTTCGTACCTACGAAAAACAACAGGGCCTGACCAAATGAACAGTTACGTCCAGGTAGCGGCTGGTTTAGTTGTTTTTTATGTAGGCCTAAAGCTCTTCAGCGGCGGGGCGAGGGACTTGGGCAACATGGACCACCTCGCCTGGTTTACGTCCAGCCCGATGTACATGTTTCTGGGCGGTATCGTCATGACGATGCTGTGGCAGTCTAGCAGCCTAAGCACAACTGCGATTGTGGCGCTGGTCGCAAGCGGAACAGTGCCGCTCCCCGCTGCTATAGCGTGCATTTTGGGAGCAAATATTGGAACAACTTTCACTGCACATTTAACGGCATTCTTTGTCTCTGATGGGATGCCGAGGGGCGACACGTTCAGAATAGCGGCGGTTCACACCGGGGTTAACCTATTGATGGCTGTTGGCTTGCTGCCATTCGTCAATCAGATTGCCAAACTGGCGGGCCGGGTCGGATGACCACCGGCAAGGTCATACCACTGCCCAAGCTGACGGATCTGGACGAGCAGTTTATTATTTTAGAAGCGCAAAAACGGAAAGTTGAGCGTCAGAAAAAGCTAATCGAGGAGATGTACAAATGAAAGAAAGCTGGAGCGAAATATTTGAAAGCGTTATCAAATCGGAGGGCGGTTTCGTAGACCACCCAAGCGACCCAGGTGGCATGACAAATCTTGGTGTAACTAGGGCGGTGTATAGTCGTTGGCTAGGCCGCGAAACAACAGAAACTGAAATGCGTAATTTGACGAAAGAAGATGTTAGTCCCATTTATAAACAATGGTATTTCGACGCTATAAACGGTGACGATTTGCCATCCGGTATTGATTACTCTGTCTGTGATATTGCCATTAACAGCGGGCCAAACCGCGCAGCAAAGATGTTGCAGAAATGTGTCGGCGCACAACCAGACGGCGCAATTGGTCCTATGACATTGCAAGCAGTCAGCGACAGCGACAGCGCCGAAGTCGTTGAGCGTTTGGCAGATGTGAGGCAGAAATTCTATGAAGGCCTCAAAACATTTGAGACGTTTGGCAAGGGGTGGACCCGCCGCAATAAAGAAGTGCGCGAGCATTCGTTGGAAATGATAAATGGGCCAGCCAAGAAAGCAAAGAAAAGATAGTGCATCTCTTCGTCCTGTTTGTTTTTATTGGGCTGGGGGAAGGGCGTGAGCTTGTGTCAAATACTCTCGCGTATCAGTCAATATATGATTGCAATGAAATGGCCCGGCAGGTGGTGAAACGATACGGCTTCACCAACTCGCCGAACGATTTTGTTGTGGCATACTGTTTGCCGAAAAAATTTTAGAGGAACTTGATGGCCCGCGACTTACCGGGCAACCTCTCAAGCCAACCCCGCTCCTCGAGGCGCGAAATGGCCTTGCTGATTTGTTCGGGATGACGGCGCTTGCCGACCAGTTCCCCAGCCACGTAGCCAGCGCCCATCTCCTTCCAAGATGGGGCCACGCCATGCACTTTAACAAACCGCTTTAGGAAGTCATAAAACTCTCGCTGTTCAACCGTCAGCGTCATTTTGCCATCACTCATTGGGGGCCTCGTTTTCTTCAGCACCTAAGCCAGCATTATATGCTAGGCGTTTGTCGTGAAGTTCTTTTGCCAGATCCTCATCAAGCATATCAAACGTGTCAGCATTGGCCTCTTCAAGCGCCTTCATCTTTGTGCGCCTCTCAGCTTCCGGCAGTGACCTAGCCCGGCGCACCTTCAACAGCAAATCATTGTAGGCATCGGCGTATTGCATCTGTTCCAAAAACGATTGCGTAGGTTTGCCGGGGATACGAAGGGCGAACCCCTCGACCGGCTCTTGTGGACCTTGTGGAACTTCCACAGCCTCTTTGGGCGGCTCGATTGCAGCCATTGCACGTTGAGCTATGGTCGGCCCTGACGGCGCTGGTTGGGGCTGTACGGGCTTCATTGGCGCGGGCATGTCCTGCGCTTCCTCGACACTAATTAACCCCTTTATCACATCGGGAAAGCCGTCACGTATAGCCAGCGACCTGGCCCGCATCTGGAGCATCCGCTGAGGGTACTGCTTCCAAGGCCCCTGCTTGCCCCACAGCCCAGCCCGCTTGGCGTCTTCGACCGAGAACTTGCGCTCAATCTCTTCGACCTCACCGCTGTTATGTGACCGAGTGATAAGGCAAACGGCTGTCTCCCCGTCTAGGTATTCTTTCACGCCACGGCAGCGGTGGTCTGCCCTGACCATAGCCAGCAAGGCATCACCGTATATGCTGGGCTTGCCATTGATGACGGCAATGTTCTGCAAGGCTTGCATCGGTGCCAGACCTAACTCCATGCCCCATTGGACCGCAACCAACACATTCGCTGGCTTGCCTTGGTATTCTCTAGGCACCATGATTGATTTGCTTAGAACGTCAGAGAACTGCATGGCCTCGGACAAGGTGGTCGGCACCAAGCTGTTTCTGGTGGTTACTGCATTACTCATTATTCAATTCCTTCACAGAAAATTTTAGGGTCTCGGTGACCTCATCGGTCTCAACCATTTTGCGTTTGGGCTTGCTGATATACTCCGAGTGAATGCGGTAGCCGTCAGCATCAACGTGCGTGATGTTTGACAGGTACATGACATCAACCAGCGCGTTCTTGTACTCGTCGCGCTCTTTCTCCAACTCGCGCAGCTTGGCACGGGCAAGGGCTACCTCGGCGCTTGCCTCAACATAGCCTTGGGCGGCACCTGAGATGTCGGCGTTGGTCTCCCAGCCATCAGGGTAGGATACAGCAACAATGTCAGCGTCAGGGTCAGGGTCCGGCGGGTAGTGACTGTCAGCATCAACCAGGTTCCAGAACTCATCGTATGCCTCAAGCATAATGCCAATGAGATTGGCCGACCGCTCAATCGGGTACAAATGAAGATTAAAGGTTTGGTCAAAGCATCCAATCATTCCCCAGTTGATGTCACTGCAATACATTTGATGCAGGACTTGAAATCTCCACTCAGGCTTGGGCCGACCATGATGGTAGCGGTCGGTCTTAATCTCGACTACGCCGGTGCCGCTCATCACAACATCCTCACCCTCAAGGTTTTTCAGTGTGAGCGGGTCAGACAGCTTGACGATTCGGTCAATAGAACTTGCCGCCCTCGCCTTCTGATACGGCACAGTCGGCTCCCACATTTGGCACGGCTCTAAGCACAGTTCGTTTATCCACCACTCAACCATGTTAGCCACCGCTGGCTCCAAGAAGATGCCGCGAATAAGTGCCCACCTTTTAAAGTCAGGCTCAATAGTCTCGACCCCAGCCTTAGCCAGTTTGTGCTTTTCCAATATGTCATGGCGGTTTTGGAATGCAGTCTTGCCCATGATGATAGCACCGGCCTCGCTGCTACCAATCTCATATCCTGTTTTAGTTAATTTTGGCATTAGAACGGCCCCCCATTGGCGGCGGTGCATACGTCAGACATTGCACAACCAATCCAGGACATGGCCATCAGGCCAACGCAGAATAGCGCAAAGCCAACGCCGTCTAAGATCAGTGAAAAGTTGGAACTTGCCCGGCTAACCCCTTGACCGCGCACGACCGGGTCAGTTGGAACTCTTACTGTTATCTCATTGTTATCCTTATGGTAAGGGATTCTCGTACGGGCTGCCATATTATTCGTTCTCATTTTGTGTCCTTTTTTAGTGTTAATTTTAACGTCGCAACATGCGCTTAGTTGGAACTGTTAATATCCGAGCTGGAACTTCAAGCTCGGCCTTACTCACTATTTGATACTGATAGCGCCCTCCTCTTGTCAAACATTTTAATGTAGCGGGACGCCTCCACGAGCGTACTGTGACCCAGCCAGGACATACAGGCTGTGGCAGACCCGTTGTTGGCCGCAATCTCCATGTCTCTGCTTTTTCTCAGCCCATGCGCGGTCTTGCCCTGCACGCCCGCCGCTTTCGCCTCGCGGCTAAACCAGGACGATGCGCCCTTGACTGACCTGCTCTTAGGGTTGCCGCTGTTGTTGAAACCGCCCGTGACAATGTACGTCATTTGCCTGCTTGGCTGCGCGGCAATTGCTTTGTGCAACAAGTTCAGGTCGCGCTTGAAAGGCACGGCAAAGTGCGGCAGTTCACGGTCAAATGGTATCTCAACCAACGTGCCAGTTTTCGACCGTCGGTAGGACAGCCAACCACCGGGACGTATGCAGCCTGGGCCTAGCCGGACGGCGTCCACCATGCTCGCGCCTGTATAAAACAGCAACTCAAACGCCATCCTGGGGTGCGTGTTCAGCGCATGATGATTGCGGAACATATCAATGTCATTGTGGTCCCAGGGTATATGCCCATCAGACCTGACGATAGGTGAGCGTACCATGTCCTTTGACGGGTCTATCTTCAACGCATCAATGTGCATCAAATACTTACAGAAACCCCGCCACATTTTAAGCTGGGTATGCTGGGCGTGGCCGTCATAATTCTTGAGGTCAGCGCGGATAACGTCTGGCGTCAATGCCCTCTCAGACCCGGCGGTTTCCCTGATTCGTTCCAATGCCCGCCGCCGTACATCTCTGGTCAGCGGTGCCATAGTAGTGAAATGAGAACTGGCGATATACTTGGACACGGCAGCGGCCAAGCTGCCCTTAATGATTGGCCTTAATGGCTCAACTCCCGCAGCGTGAGTGTATGCGGTCAGAAACACAATAGACCCCATATCGGCGTCAGGCATCGGTATGCCCTTCTGCCCGACTGGCCGGTAATACCAGCGCGGGTTGCCTGACTGCCACTCGCCGGATCTGTTCAGATGTTTAAGTCGTATTCCCCGCATAATTTT